AACATGGGATACCGCTTAGGCTGACACATAACAATAAATATATAACAGGATAAACTATGAGTTGGCGTAAGCATTTTCAAATTCCACAAACTGCAAACGAAATAGCAGCTACTAAAGGCAAGAACTCTGTTCACAATGGTAGCAACACTAAATTTAGCAGTTGGCTTAAAGATGTATATACCGGAGCACCTAACCGTGTTGACCGTTATATGCAGTATGAAATCATGGACGCTGACAGCGAAGTCAACAGCGCATTAGATACTATTGCTGAATTTTGTACGCAATTTGACTATGAAAGCAATTTACCTTTCAGTGTCGAACATTTTAATGAGCCCACAGAAGCCGAAGTAAAAGTTTTAACTGCAAGTCTGCGTCAGTGGTGTATGATTAACGACTGGAACAAACGCACTTGGCGTATGGTGCGTAATGCTATTAAATTTGGCGATCAGTTCTTTATTCGTGATCCTGAAACTTACGAATTACTATATGTTAACCCAGGTGATGTTAGTAAAATTATTATTAACGAAGCCAAGGGTAAAATTGTCGAGCAATACATTATTAAAAACATCAGCTTAGATGTTATGAACAAAGTGGCTAGTCAGCCATTAACTACAGATCAGACATACGGCCCGACTCAGTTTAACAAAACAGCATTCACGCAATTTGCTAGTCCTAATGTAGCGGCAGCAGCTAATCAGCAAGAAACTGGTGTTGATTCAACTCATGTGATTCATTTAAGCCTCAGTGAAGGTATGGATATTGCTTATCCATTTGGTACTAGTATATTGGAAAGTGTTTATAAAGTCTATCAACAAAAGAGTTTATTAGAAGACAGTATCATTATCTATCGTGTACAGCGTGCTCCGGAACGCAGAGTATTCTATATCGATGTAGGTAATATGCCGGCTAACATGGCTATGAGCTTCGTTGAGCGTGTTAAAAACGAAATTCATCAGCGTAGAATTCCTAGCAAAACAGGCGGCGGTACTAGCATTATAGATGCTAGCTATAACCCATTAAGTATGTTAGAAGATTACTTCTTTGCTCAAACAGCCGAAGGTCGTGGATCAAAAGTTGAAGTATTACCAGGCGGCGATAACTTGGGTCAAATTGACGACTTAAAGTATTTTACTAATAAGCTAATGCGAGCTTTGCGTATTCCCAGCAGTTATATGCCTACTGGGCCAGATGACGGTACAGCAGTATATAACGACGGCAGAGTAGGTACAGCGTTTATTCAAGAGTATCGTTTTAACAAGTACTGCCAGCGTATACAGAATTTAATAATAAATCCACTAGATAAAGAATTCAAGATGTTCTTGAAGAAAAAAGGCATTGAACTTGATTCAAGTACATTTAAGTTGAGTTTCTTACCGCCGCAGAGCTTTAGCGAATATAGAGAAATTGAAGTCAATAATGCTCGCGCCGCAGTATTTGGCCAGCTAGCAGAAGTTCCATATCTCAGCAGACGCTTTGTATTGAAGAAGTACTTGGGCTTAACCGATGCTGAGATTGTAGAAAACGAAGAAAAATGGCAGGAAGAAAATCCCGAAGGTGCTGCAACTGCTACCGATGATGCAGCATTAGCTGCTAGTGATTTGAATACTTTAGGTATGACTCGTCCTAGCGAAGAAGATATGAGTCAGCTAGACACTTTGGCTCAACAAGCACCAGAACCAGCAGCAGACGCCACAGCCGCTAGTCCATTAGGCGGAGCTGCTACACCTGCTGCAACTCCAGGAGGAACACCCAGTGCGACTTAATGAAGTTAAACAAGGATTTCAAGATCCTGCAGAAAATGAATTTGCTCAAGCTAAAAAATTGGATACACGCCGTCCAAGACTTACACTTGAGCATTTGAATAAACTTAGAAAAATGCGCGAGATTAGAAAATTAGAAGTTGAAGAGCGCAGAGAATTATACAAAAAGATTTATCAGCGTCCGCCGGCGGCAATATAATTTCCTATACTTAACTGACATTTCTGTCAGAAAACTGCGTTTTTAACGGCATTTCTCCTACTTTTTTAGAATGAGTCTGTAAATAACTTACAGACAAACCACTTTTGGCCAAAAGGAGAGAACCGAATGTCTAAACATACATTAGAACAAGTATTAGAAGCTTTAATTAACAAGGAAGATGATCGTGCAAGTGAATTGCTACATCAGTACTTTGTTAGCAAAGGCAAAAGCATTTACGAAGAACTAAGTCAATTCGACGAAGCTGCTGAAGAAGAACTAGAAGAGTCCGAAGAAGACGAACTAGAAGAAGCTATCGGCGGAGCTGCTGATCAGTCTTTTGAAGACGAAATCATTGCTGACGAAGCTGACCTAGAAGACGAACAACTATTCGGCGAAGCCGAAGGTGACGAAGATCCAATGGCTGCTGACGAGCCAAGCGAAGACGAAGCCACTGCTGACTTAGCAATGGGAGACGAAGCTGCCCCTGAAGACGGCGCAGAAGAAAAAGCCGAAGGCGCACTAGACAACTTTGAAGATGCTCTAGCAGACCTAAAAGCTGCATTTGCTGAAATTATGGGCGAGCCAGCTGGCGAAGAAATGCCTGCTGAAGAAGAGCCAAAAGAAGGCTTTGAAGCATTTGGCGAAAGCGCAGCACTAAAGGCTGTTCCAGCTCCTAAGCATGGCGATGACGGACAAAATACAAAGAGTCCAGTTGCTAGCAGCAAGCGTGTAGACGGCAACGGTGCTAAAGCTGTTGACTTCACAGGCGAAGGCGACAAAGGCATGTCAACACCAAGTTCCAAGACTGATGACATGGGCAATGTAAACAAAGTTGGCAATGCTAAGGCTCCTGCTCCAAAGAGTGTTGCTGTTCCTAAGACCAGCGATACAGCCAGCAACAAAACAAGTCCAGTAGCAAAGAGTTAATACCATGGCCTTACCATTAGTAGAAGCCCTAACATACGATCAAGCTGGTATTCGTACTCAGCTGATTGAAAACGCCACTGGCGGCAAGGATCTCTACATGGAAGGCATTTTCATTCAAGGCGGGGTACGCAATCAAAATCAGAGAGTGTACCCTGTTAGTGAAATCGCCAGGGCATGTAACGCTATTGCTGAAAAAATTAAAGGCGGTTATTCTGTATTAGGTGAAGCAGATCACCCAGATGACCTACAAGTTAACCTAGACCGTGTTAGTCATATGATTACTAATATGTACATGAACGAAAACAACGGTATCGGTAAACTAAAAATTCTACCTACACCAATGGGTAATATTGTAAAGACTCTATTAGAGAGTAACTGCAAACTTGGTGTAAGTAGCAGAGGATCAGGTAATGTCGACGGATCTGGGGGCGTTACTGATTTCGAAATTGTCACGGTAGACATCGTGGCACAACCTAGTGCTCCAAGTGCATATCCAAAAGCCATCTATGAGCGTGTAATGAACGATCGTAGACGCAACGCCCTTTGGGATGTTGCAGGTGCTGCAAGATATGACGACAAAGCACAAAAATACCTCAAGGAAGAGGTTCTCAGGTTCATCAATAACCTAAAAAAATAAGGGGAAATAGATGAGCGGACTAAAAGAACTATTCGGTGGCGGGGTATTATCTGAGGAAGTTCAGACACAACTACAAGAAGCTTGGGACAGCCAGGCTAAACAATTGCGCGAAGAAGTGGAAGCTAATCTTCGTGAAGAGTTTAGTCAGCGTTACGAGCACGACCGTGGTCTTATTGTAGAAGCGGCTGATAAAATGATTTCCGAAGCACTACGCAAAGAACTTGAAGAATTTGCAGCAGATAAGCGTGAGGTTGTAGAAGCCAAAGTAGCTTATAAGTCACAAATTCGCGAGCATGCCAAACTATTAAACAAGTTTGTTATGGAGCGTATGGCCCAGGAGATCAAAGAACTTAGAGAAGACCGCGTTGCTCAAAAAGCAAACTTTGAAAAACTTGAAGAATTTGCACTCAAAAAACTTAGCAACGAACTACGTGAGTTGAAAGAAGACGAGGACAAGTTAGTCAAGGCTCGTGTTGACCTAGTAACAGAAGGTCGCAAAGTAATTGCTGAAGCTAAAGCAAAGTTCATCAAAGAAGCTGCTGTTAAGGCAGAAAAACTTCTTGCAGAAACACTACGCACAGAAATCACACAGTTACGCGAAGACATCCAAGTTAGTCGCGAAAACGCATTTGGTCGCAAGATCATGGAAGCGTTTGCTGCTGAATTTATGGCCAGTGGATTTGCTGATGGCACCCAAGTCAAAAAACTTGGTGATCAATTAGCTCAACTTACACAACAACTTAGCGAAACAACTAAGCTAGTTGAAAGTAAGGACGCTGAAATTGCTCAAGCTCAAGCAAAGATTCGTATTGCTGAAGATGCTGTAAAGCGTCAAGGCATTATGCAAGAGTTGGTAGCACCTCTCGGTAAAGAGAAGCGTGACATCATGGAAGATCTGTTAAAGACAACTAAGACAGAAAATCTACGTGAAGCATACAATAAGTATCTACCAGCTGTATTGAATGAAACCGCAGCGAAGCCAACAGGCCGTGCTGTAATTTCCGAAAGCGCAACATCGCAGAAGACTGCGGT